AACTTCGGTATAAATAGGATCCGCAATGAGGTCACGCACTTTTCTACCAAAACGGGTGGCTAGTTCCGTGTTCATCGTTGCCTGAATAATTTTCAGTTTAGGGTTCCTTCCAAGAAACCATGCCGGCATGAGGTATGAAGCTAGTTCAGACTTGGAATGACGGGGCGGCATGTTGATGATTAGGCGTTTTAACTTGCCCTGCGCCACTTGTTCTAGTTTTTCTGCAATTACCCGGTGGTGCCGACCCTCGATAAAATTATCATACACATGGTGGGCGAAACACATAAACTCGTTTTTCGCTTTTTCCCGAAGTTCAAGGTTCCTTAACGTCTCTTCTAACGCAAGTTTTTGACGTAACACCTCATCAGGGACGGCAGCATACTGATCCATGTGCCGAATGATATTATCAGCAAATGAATTTATCAACCCAACATTGTACTAACGTACTCGCTTCGCTCGTACTCTATTTTAGGGGGTGCCCACCCCTGCAAGCGCAAACGCAAAAAAAGGGCACGGGGAGTAACCCCCGTGCCCCCTGCGTAGCCGGACGAGGCTACGCCGACCACACTAACGAACGTCAGGAACGATAGGCATAGGCGGAATGACCAAGTCTAACAAGTCCTGCCCGTGGTTAGTAGAGAATGTTGGAGTGATATATTTTGTGTACTTCTCGGAAACAGTATAAGCGGATTTCTTTTGCCATTGAAACTTTAGGGATACACCCTCTTGCTCCACTTCAGCAATGACCCCGTGCTTGGGGTTGTCTATCCAATGTTGCGGAGCTTCAATAAGCAACGTCTTGCGGAGATCTGCTTTCTCTTTCTCCAATGCTGAAATTTGTTTCTTCACTTGTTCAAAGCGAATTGCTGTTTGATAAATATCCATGTTTAGCCTCGTTTGTTGCGTAAGCATCATTACTTACATTTACGAAGTTACTAAATCCCCAAAACGTTGTCAAATGTTTTTTTATTTATTTTTATTATTTTTTATGTTGTCCCATTTTATTATATGTGTATAATGAGTGTATTCTCAATTCAACGAAGGAGTACGAAAATGAGAAAGCTACGTTTAAACAGTGAGAAACTTTTGGGACTGCTTGTCGGTTTCACTGGTTTCCTATTTTTGTTTGGTTCTGTCTTTGGGCAGGGCGGTTTTTTTGAAGAGGGAGGGCGTGAAGTCTTTGGGTTCACTGCCGTTCTTTTTATCGGTCTTGCACCGACCGTCTGGATTTTTGGAGGTAACAACAAATGAGTGAAGAAACTATGCAAATCACAATGAGAGAATGCTTGGATGAGATTGCAAAGACAAGCGACGAAGTCGGACGTATGCATATTGCTAACGTCGCATTGGAGCAATTGCTTACCATTATGCAACTCACTAGTGAACGTTGCGTTGCTAATGCAATCATGGATGCGGTTAAGGCAATCAAAACAGAATGCCCAACCGTGAACGAGGTGCCTACACATGACGCGTAATAATATGCTTGATGCATTCAGGGAGTTGGGCAACCAACTCTCTGAGTACGAAGAAAACCGAGCGACTGGTTTTGGTTCGGCGATTAACCAACTCACACAGAACGAACCAATAAATGGCATCGCCGACGAAATTGTTCAAGCCCTTACTGAACAAGCGGAGGCTTGCGAGAGAATGGCAGAGGCTACTCGTAAAGTCGCCGAGCTTAACGAACGGTTGGTGCGGTTTATGATTCGCTGAAAGTTTCGTAGCGAGAAAAGGGGCGGCTTCGGTCGCCCCTTTTTTTGAAAAAATTTTGACACCGGGGGCGAGGCAGCCAGGCCCGGTATTGTAACAGCCGCAAGGCGCAAGGGCGCAAGGGCCCAGGAAGGATATAGAATGCCAGACACAACAGAAGTATTTAAATACCTCGATGAACTACGCGAGAGTGGTGAGGTGAACATGTTCGGATCCGCTGCGTATGTTCAGGAGGAATTTGGCCTCGGACGCAAGGATGCCCAGAGCGTGGTCAACGAATGGATGCAACAATTTTCGGTTTGACTTTCCCAATGGGATATGTATACTAAAATGGTCTAACCAGAAAAGGAGTACAGATATGGGACTAGACATGTATCTAACTGCAAAGAAGTTTCACACCGTCCACGAGAAAGTTGACGGTAAACTTCAACACCGTCCTCGTAAAGTAGTAGACGGCTTTCCGCTTGAAGGCGAGAACTTGGAAGTCATGTATTGGCGGAAGAACCATTGGCTACACGGCTTCATCGTGGACAACTTTGCGAATGGAGTGGATGAGTGCCAACCCATCGAACTAGATGCCGCCGACCTAACATTGGTGGCGAGGAAACTTGAGAAGTGGGCAGATGACCCTTCGGAGTTTGCACCGAAAGACGGCTTCTTCTTTGGTGTTCGTGCTGAAGATGAACACTACGAAGAGGTGCGAGATGACTACCGTAAAGATGCTGTGGCGGAAGCCCAAGCTCTTTACAAAGCTGTAGAGTGGTTGAAGGCAGACACCGAAGGGCGTGAGTATCGGTCTGTCACTTACCAAGCGAGTTGGTAAGATGCCTGAACTTACTTTCAAAGGAGAGTTGCTGAAGCGAGTGGTAAAACACTCGCTCTCAGTAAAACGAAAAATCCCATACGTTGAAGAGTACACCGACGACATGGGCGTGTGGCTGGTGAAAGACCAAGGCATTTATGTCATGGCACCAACGCACGAGGAACGCGATAAGGATGAGAAGGGGCACACCGTTGTGTGCTACGCGAATGGCTATCGCGGAGATGTAGAAGACGACACCCTGTGGGACAAAACCCACGCGGTGTCCGGTGATGACTTCGCCGAGTTTATCCCGCTGGGAGAAGAAATGGTGGAGCGCATTCTACAGGCCAACAACAGAGCAAACGCCCTGAAGATTAATCTATTCGAAAGCACAATCCTTGTTGAAGCTTAGAGTTGGTTGGCGGGAAAAAGGGCGGCTTCGGCCGCCCTTTTTTTCGTGCCCAGCTTTCCAGGTAACCGGGATCACCCGCAGCCTGGGCCCGGATCGAATCGGATTCAGGCGCAAGGCGCAAGGAACGCTGCGGATCACCGGGGCGAAGCCCGCGGGCCTGGATCAAAAATTGCACCGGACGCAAGGCGCAAGGCTTGACATATCCATTGGAATAATGTAGGTTTAGGACATGACAAAAAATCTTGGAACATATAAAGGGTCTGCCATCTTATCTAATACAAGCAAGATGCCAGGCTATTCAATCTCAACCCCGGCCGCTGATTGCAAGACCGGATCAAAGCTGGCCCAGGTACCCGGCTCCGTGTGTCACGGTTGCTATGCCCTAAAAGGATCTTACCGGTATCCATCGGTTAAAGAAGCCATGGCTAAACGCCAGGACTTCATGAAGTCCCCGAAGTGGGTTGAGCTCATGGTTGGAACAATTAACAAGACCCGGTCTCCTTATTTCCGGTGGTTCGACTCCGGCGACGTACAGTCAGTACAACACGGGCATCAGATCCTGGAAGTGTGTGAACGTACACCAGGTAAGTCCCATTGGATCCCGACCCGGGAAACAAAGATCTGGAAGACAGTGCTACTGCAACGCAAGGGAATGCTACCCGGCAACGTAGTACTGCGCGCTAGCGCGACAATGGTCAACGATTCGCCGCTGAATAGCTTCGAGAACACCTCCACAGTGCACGATAGCGATTACCAGGGCCCTAGCCTCGGGCACATATGCCCAGCTTCACAGCAATCCGGCAAATGCGGCGACTGCCGTGCCTGTTGGAACGCGGAAGTAAAGAACGTTTCCTACCCAAAACATTGAAGAATCAGACCTTGAGATACCCGGTGATCACCGGGCCTGGCTGCAGCCGGGTGGTATTGGGGCGCAAGGCGCAAGGCACCCTGGATCACCCGGGGCTGCCGGGTTCATATTCGGACGCAAGGCGCAAGGTTTGATCAACCTGGATCACCCGGACTCGATCAAACATGGAACGGACGCAAGCCGCAAGATCATCCCCGGTATATGCAGCCTGGATCCCGGTGCCGGATACACCCTCGGACGCAAGGCGCAAGGCATCACCGCCGTCAAATAAAAATAGACTAGGCTTCTTGGGTCGTGAAACTAAGAAGAAGGAGATGCCACCAGCGGCAGAATACTGCATATTCCACGCAATCTGTGAGGGACGTATGGAGACAGTGTCTCCTTTTATACATTTTAATTCGACCCAAAAGGCTGTTTTATCCGCACAAATGTGTACGTCAGGGATGCCTGACCCTGCTCTATTTTCAACCCTCGTTTTGTGTGTTCCCTTCGGCAGTGCGGTCTTCAATCTGTTCCAAAGGTTGCGCTCCGGTGTCGGCATCAAGTACCTCCTCATACTCTGCTTCGATGAAAGCGGCCGGGTGTTCGTCTCTCAACTTGGATAGCTGTTCAATAATTTGATCCCGAGACATTTGGTCATACGAATGGACATGTTGGTTCTCGCGTCGGTCAACAGTCAGCCCTCCCAAGCTGGCACGAATTTTTTCTGCGTTGATGGCAGCAGAGAACTGACCTTCCGATTCGGCATTGTGTGACAGGTCGGATAATCTTTTGAGTTGCCCTATCAATGTCACTCCATATTTACGTTCATGTTCCTGACGGAGTTCAGCGATGTGTTGCGGGACTAACGGGAAGTCTTTTCCGTTGAGAAGTTTGTGAGCGTATTTCACCGCGACCTTCTCACTGTATCCAGCGCGTCGAGCACACTCGGCGTTGCTGTACACACCTTCAACAATATGTCGTGAAAATTCTTTCTGACGATTGGTTAAAAATCCACCTGATTGTTCTTCGGCTTCAAGCTCCATGTTTCCTCGCATGTTTATAATGTTCCCAAGTTTTAATCAGGCTCCTATAGAAGCCATGCCATTTCGCCGGGTAATGAACCCAACCTTTTTTATCACCACGCCAAACAAGCCCGAAGCCCCATGAGCTTGTCGGTGGTGCGCTCTTCCAAAAACTTAAACGTGGCCTCATTTCTATCCCCTAAAACTATTTCCCCTGACTTTTATTAATATATAGCAAAGTCACAGATTTCGCGCCATCAGTATGACTGCACCCTGATACAGTTGATACAGCTAGTGTAACACAAGTGTATCAGCTAGAACCCTTGTACACCCTGCGTTACAGAGAAACTGATACACTGATACACTGATACACCATTTTCACAAAAAAACTTACAACAAAAATCTCACAGAAATAAGCTTATGCATCTGTATCAATGTATCACTTTTTTCATTTCACCCCTTGATATATCCAATAGAAAAGGTTATACATTGGAATATGCTATGTTGCATACATAAAGTCCCATCTAAAGGAGTACACGATGGCAGACGAAAAGCAAATAACTTTTTCATTCATGTCCCAAGAACCAAGTTCCGAGGACATTCAACAGCAATCTTTTGATGCATGGGTCAAGGGCATGGAACTCGTGGCTAAGACAGGTAACCCGGACAACGTTGGAGGAGACGAGTAATGGCATCTTTTAAAATTGAGTTTGAGTGGCGTGAAGCGTTCGACAAGTTTGGGTTTCACGATGGCGATAGCTGGAATGGCACTGACCTTGTATCGGATTTCATTGAGGAACAATTCAACGTTAAGGCTGAATGTGATTCGTGGGGCTGCCACAACTACATGATTATGGCAGTCAAGGACCAGGATGGTAAGAACCTAATCCCCGAAGAAAATTTTCAGCATGGTTATGATGAGCCTGATGCATGGATGCCGAAGGCGTGGGTCGAGGCTCTGGACGAGCACTTTGATGAAAACTGGGAACAGCCAGTAGGCGCGTGGTACTGATATGGCAAAGGGCGAGAAAACGGCTGGCAACCACATAATGGACAAGGCTAAGAGACAAGTCATGTCTTCAAATGGAATAAAGCTGACCAGTAACGGCATAAACGTAGAAGATGGTTTTCAGCATCTTGTGGGTAGAGCCGAACACGGCGACCCACATGCTCAGAGACAGCTACGCAACGGCAAGTATGCGTTCCCACATCTCAGAGATTTCGACAGTCTTCCTAAGTTGGAGGGCGATCAATTAATCGACCACTTCATCACAGCACTGACAACACAGCCCAAGCATTTGTATGCAAACTACAAGGCTCGTGGAGCAAAAACACTGATGAAACAAATCAGCATCTCACTACAACGTGCACACAGGTTCAGGGTTGATGATGACTTGGTTGAGAGAGTTTTGTTTGATAGCGCGGGTGCGGAGTGGGAGAAAATTTTTGATGTAATCAACAACGCCGTTCCGCCCTTCGACAACATGTGGATTGAGGGAGAGCGCAACTCTCGTTTGTTTCAACGCTGGAGAAATGACGACACACACTTCGCCCCGGAATGGGTAGGCTGGCACATTCAACGCGCCGGAGCGATACGCAGTTTCAAAGAGGGGGACATCTGGCCTCTCTGTCTTGTTGGACCGACCACGCTTCATTCAACTTCGGACGACACGATTGTTGTTCAGAAGTATCTGAAGCCGCAATCTCATGCCACGGAAAATCTTTCCTATTACATTCCTAAGACTTGCTATTTGTTCACGGGCAAAGAGCACATAAGTAAGATGCCTTACGAAGCAAACTCAAAATCGTTTCAATGTCTTGGTGAGCACTGGTCAGCGGAGATAAGAGACTTTGCCCCGGCGCACATACGCATGAACCTTGAGAAAAGAATTACTTCAAGCTTGGGGATTTCTTACCCTCTTGATGACTACGGCATCATGTTGAAACAGCCTCAAGCGATGGCTACCACAGTAACTTCTTCAACAGCGATGTATGAGGATGACATTCGTATGTTGGCGTGGCTGTTGAGTGAACTGAATTTTACATGGCATGAGTCCAAGCTTGTTGGCAAACCGACACGCAAAAACAGGGCACTAGTTGCGACCAAGCCGACTATCGACTTGAAGACAATAGAGATAGACTTACCCAAGCCCAGGGGAATTGTGTTGCGTACAGAAACCCCATCGGAAGAGGGGTGCCGGAAACTGCACTGGGTGCGTGGTCACACACGCAAGTACCAA